ACCTAAAGAAAATACTTCAGATCTCTCAAGTTTGTCCCTGATATCTTGGCGGTATGCCATATCAGATTCGTATCTAGGGTCTTTCATAGCTGCCGTTACCTCAGCATTACTACGGAAGACATCGGAGTTAGAACTCATTCTCATAGAGGTATCTCCGCTTACAGTTTGTCCTTCATATCCTGAAGAATTCTGATAGTCAGCTTGGAGTCCTCTGGCAGTCAGCATAGCCAGTTGAACATCACCACTGTTAACAGCATTATCATAAGCCTGGATTTGTTCAGGAGTATAATTAGCTTGTGCCCACTCTACCATGTTCTGATAGTCACCAGAGCCACCTACAGAATCCTTTACCTGATTACCTATCTGTTGACCCAAAGCTTTTACTCCTTCAATGTAAGTATCAGCGTATTGCTTACTGATTCCAGCGTCTTCTAAAAGTTTATAACTAGCATCCTTTAAACCACCAGTTTCCATGTACTCTTTCTGTAATGCTTCCATATCAAAAAGAGCATCGGTAGCTTGAGGAATACTTAGTTCTTCTTGTTCTTCTTGTACTTGGTCAGATGGTGAATGAAAGTTTCTTTCCAACTCATCATAACTTTTTCGCCACTCTTCATCTGATTTAAATTTTTCTGGCCTAAATGTTTCATCTACTACTTCAGGTTCTTCTAAAGGAACTACACCTTGATCAATAGTGTTCTCTGCAAAAGTAGCTTTTGATGCCATCTCCCTGTTGTATTCATCCATACTTTGGGGAGCTTCACTTTCAACTGTTATCTGGTTTGCCATATCGCTCTCCGTATGATTCTTTTATAGTTCCACTAGGAAGTTTAATCTTAGTGTAAGTAGATGGAAGTCCATTCTTCGTAGCTACACCAGCTCGTTGTTCCACAATCTCCATTGTTCTATCTACTTCCTTGAACTGAGTCTTTGATGTAACACTAGTTTCTACTTTCTTATTTTTCTTATTGTTGTTGGGTTTTGTTGCCATCAGCTTGTCTCTCCCTTACCATTTCGCCCACCTGATTAACAGCATTTGGTGTCGCTGCCAATCCTGCCTGAGCCATCATCTGTTGTTGTTGTTGAGCTTGCTGTTCCTGTTGAACTTGTTCTTCAGGTTTAATCAAGCCCTTCATGTCTATTCCAAAACCAACACCTAGTCTCTTAAGAGCATCACTGGCATTGGTATAAGTTAACACGGCTTCTGGACCAAGTATTGAGGCAGCAGTTTGTAGAAAGGTAGCCAGTTTATTAGCATCGTTACCTCTCCCTAGTGCCTCAAATCCTGTTATGATGACAGGCTCTACCGCACCTTCTGGTAGTTTGGGAAGTTTTTTCTCTCGTTCTAGTACAGCTATGATACGTTTAATGAGTGGTAACTGTAGCTCATGGGAAAGTAAACTATAGATTCCACCTAAAGAAGTCTCCAGTTCATTAGCTAAGAACCGGATCTCTTCTGCTGTTACTCGTTCAGCATCACGCTGGACACTCTGGTTCAGCATGAAAGCAGCAGCAAGTCTTCTTTCAGTTTGGGCTATAGTTTCCTGAGCTACCCTAAAATCATTAAACTTTTGCATCTGGAGTACTGTTACATCTTCGGCACTCCCTTGTCGTACTGCTAGGTTAGGAGCCTGAGAGATAGTCTTTAGTTTGGTTGTACCGTTAGGTCTTACAAGGAAGATAGCTCTAGCTGCAGCAGCCGAACCTTCCAGGATTGCCTTGGATAAACCCTCAAGTGCTCTCAAGTCTCCTAAGTATTCTTCTACGAAACCTCTACCGTAATCTTCACCATCAATTGAAGAGAACCTTAAGGGTAACCAAGGGTTCTTATCTAAAGGATAAGTAGAATCAGTATTAGGAATCTTCTTGTTGTTGACTTCTTGATGAACATGTATCTTATTCTCTTTTCTTCTTACTACTGTATATAGATTAAGTTGTTTCTCTTGACTGTCTGAACTATCACCAGTTTCACTAGGAGGAGTACTACCAAATACATCCTTGTAAAGCTCACGGCTCATCTTCTCTAGGACTATGACCTCAAGCATCTCTCCTTGAGGATCTCGCCTGACACAATACTGATCTAAATGAAATACTCTTACCTTGTTGTTTTTATTAGCATGAAGGAGACAGTTACCAGTGATAATCAGGTGACGTAAACACTCATTTAAAGGGACGCGCATAGCCTTGGCTTCTACTTCATCCATGACCGCACGTTCCATAGCATTGAGTCCTTCTTCTATGGGAGCACGTTGAGCTTGCAGTTCCTGTAGAGTAAAGTCATCTATCTGGAACTTGAAAAAAGGGGAGTTAGGGGGGAAGAGGGTTAAAAGTAATTTTGCTGCTAGGTTGTTCACCCCCCTAGCTCCTATACCCTGATAAGGAGTGGGAAGTTCCTGGTCAAGGTTGTAATTTCTTGGAAGAATAAAAGGAATTGTTATTTCAGCAGCGTCCCATGCACGATTTAAGAACCACTGTCTCTTCTCACATAAACTTGAATATTTTTTGTTAACTGAAGTATACATATATTATGCTATTTGTAGTCCTGTTCCTGCTAAGTCCATACCTAATCCGTAGTCTTCTGATCCTGCTTGTCTACTTCTTAGTTTCTTAGCTTGTTTAATTTCCGATGCTAGTACGGCAGCAGCTTGTCTGCCACCTGATCCTGTCACTTTTGTATGTTGAGTGTTATATTGTGACTCATATGGTAGAGCACCTTGTCCGAACTGAGAGTAATCTGGTTGTTGTGGGGTCATAGCTTTCATCGCATAACTACCAGCTAAACCAATTCCAGCAGCCATAGCTACACCAGGCACACTAACCGCAGCTAAACCACTAGCAGCAGCAGCCATTCCCTGCATACTTGTAGCTGAGAATACTCCAACTGCACCTGGATTAAAACCACCCATAGCACCACCCATGAGTGCTCCCATAAGTGGATCTTGACCAGTAATTGCTGCAGTACCAGCCCCAATAGATGCACCAATGGCTATGCCAGTTAAGGTTACTGGTTCACACATAGTTTAACCTATGTTCAAACCAGTAGGTCCACCTTGTTTACTTCTCGTTCTAAATTGCCTTAAGCCTTTACCTCTCTTTTTCTGCCTCACGCTTGCCTGTTTAGTCTTAGGCTCTACCTTAGCGATAGGAGCTGGAGGACTTGGAGGGGGAGGAGGAGGAGGAGGTGGGGGAGGTGGTGGAGGTGCTCCACCCCCACACATCAATACAGTCAACAATTCTAACACGTTACGAATCTCCTTTAATGGTTACTTGTCCTTCATGTTCAACACTTTGATCTCTTAATTCTTCCTGCTTATCTTTAATCCAAGTGACAACCTGTTGTTGTCCTACCAACTGAGCTATTTCAGCCTCACTAACAAGGAACGAGGGTAGTTTATTTGGAAATATAGTATCCAAAGTGTTCAACAAACCATCACTTATAACCAACCTAGTATCATTTTTATACTGTCTCATAATCAAAACTGCTCCTAAAGGTACGAAATAAGTTTACAACTTGTAAACTTTTATTATTTAACTGGACAAACTCCTTGTAAACACTCGTCATCCTCAATTTCATGGCTTCCTTTTACCTCATCTAAGTCTACAGGGGTAAGTTGTGCTACATACTCCTCGTAAACCTTGGGAGACACTACTTCTTGGGGAAGGTAGGCGTAGACTTCTTGAGTATCAGCATGGGGAAGAAAGCTAACACCAACGTAAGAAGACCAATTAGATTTGAGCCAAGCAATAATAGTTGGGACTTCATCTGCTTTGTAAGTAACCGTAATCGAGCAGTTCTGCTCAACGTAAGAATCCATGAGAAGTTTGTACCTCTCAAGTTGGCTAATAGCTGATTCGTTGCTAACATAAAGTTCCTCCTTAGAATTAGTATCTCTGCTGAATCTCATGTTGTCCCACTTAACAGGAAAAGTAACTATAACATTGTGTTCATCTACAGGATTCGTTATAGTATGATACCCTGCTTCTCTCAACCTTGGGAGAATAGGATCACTAGCAGAGAAGTTTACATTATTAAATATATATTTTCCTATAGGTTTATGACATCCTTCAGTGGTATCCATGATTTTACTGAGAGTCCCACTAGGTTTAATCGTAGTAACATTCTTAGGTCTTTGAGTTCCTAGCTCATCAGCCATAGAGTAAGCTCCATGTACCGCGAGATTCTTCAGTCGCTTATAGTCGTAGTAAGCGAGGTCTTCACGGCTGGCGATTCCTGTAAGTCCCACTCCACAAAGTCTGAGGTACTCATTGTTTTCATGCCACGTTCTCTGGAGTATTCCATCATCAAGAGTAACAAGGGTTTGCCTATAGTTTGCTCTAGCAATGAGGAAGATAGCCCTTTCCAACCCTCCAGAGTCTTCTCTAAATTTTGATAGATCGACTTCGGACAGGTTACAGAAACTCTTATTTCCAAGAAGGATTTCGGCACATGGGTTGACTCCGGTGAACCAAGGTGCTCGTCTTCGAGCTTCCTTTCCATTGATGATTCCAGGTTCTGATCCACCTGATTCTTTAATGATCTTAAAGACTTCTTCGATTTCTTCATGAGTAGGTTCTTCCCAAAAGACTACAGAGTTATTAGATTGACTACGATGAGGAGTATCTCTAAGGTTATCCTTAGCTCTGGCAAACTGTTTCCACTCAGGAGTATTGTGATACACCAAGGCTATCTCAGCAGATCTCCTGCTACTTAATACAGTACCTAACCAGTTCATTACATCCAAGATATCCATCTTAGACAGGAGCTGACCTGATTTCTTATTTAGAATCTGAACGATAGCTGAGTACGCTTTAGAGATGGGTCCATCCCCTGAGCTGATCCATCCATACCCACTGAGTCGTAGTCCTGAGGGTCTAAGCTGCGTGAGATCGAGCACGAGCTTTGTAGCTTTCCCTTTGAAAGCCAGAAGCTTGCCGATACTCTTTGCCCATGCTTCAGCGGAGTCTCCAATTGTAATAGTCCAAACCCCGGTATCGGCATCGAAAGATTCTCTACTTCCTTCATGTCCCCCCTTCTTAGTACGCTTACTCCTGATAACTTCAATGTCTTCAATGGGCTTGGTAAAGCCTGATAGTGTTCCGACAACAGGTGTGAACCCAACTCCACACCCCTGTAACAAGAGCCACAAAGAGTCAACAACATCATGTATCGTCTCCACTTTTAAATGAGCACAATTAAACTGACTAGCTTCCCTCTTCTTAGCTACATCAGTCCCACCTAACCATAAGGTTCTACCTGATACCATGACCTTACGTTCTAACAAGAGCTGACGTAGTTCCTCTAGCTCATCATCATAAAAAGTATAACCTTTTCCATTAGAATCTGGAGTAGCTCCAGAAGCTCTAGCCCACAACCACTTCTGGTGTTCAATAACTCTATCTATAGTTTGTTCCCAAGTCTCATAGGTTTCATCCTTGTCATCTAAAGGTCTACTGTAAGTTCTCCTCGTGATAACTTGTGCTCTAACAGAAGGTCTATTCATACACACTCCTCTAAGGCAGGGGGTTTATAATTTTTACCTTTCAATACTTTTCCATGTTCACACTTGGTAAAAGGATACTT